TCATTGCTGCAAATCGACAAAGATTTGCGAGTCGACACCTGCTTCAAGCAATGCATCCTTGATCTGATCGACCGCATTGACGTCGGCCGAACTGACGATGACCACATCATTGACCACCAGTGAATACAGCGGCGCGTCAGGCTCGAGGTTTGCCAGGTATTTCTCGGCGGCCAGCTTGGACTTTGGCCCCCATTTTCCGTCATGGCCGACGCCGATCGTATACTGCACGTCCATGATCATTTCCTTGCTGACCGACTTGCCGCCGTTCAGATCCAGCAAGGCCTGTCGAAGCCTTTCCTCATCCGTGACGCGCTCGGGAATGAAAACGTTCGTGCAGGTTTCGACGTCTTTGTATTTGGTGACGGTCCTCTTGCTCGTCTCATTGGCGACGGCGCCGCCGATGATGGCGCCGGCGGCAGCACCGGCATTTTCCTTTGTCACGACTTTCCCGAGCACCCCGCCGATAATCGCCCCGCCGATTACTTTCTCGGGAGTTCCGCCTTTGACGGTTTCCTGATACGGCACTTTCGTTGTCTCGCATCTTACCTCGTACGAGCCGGCAAATGCCTGAGATGCAACCAGAACAGCCGTCGCTGTTGCTATCAAGAGTTTCATGTTCTTGCTCCTTCTTACCGCAGGTCGCGGTGGTAGTATGGCGCTTGTGCTTCAGGATTGTCGCCAGTTCGCCGTGTTGCCAGACAAACGCGTTAACCGGTCGTTTGTCGTAATCTTGTGGCCAACAAGATATGACCTCACGTGTTAGTCAATAACCCTCAAGTGTTATTCGATAACATGGGTAGGATTCCGCCAGTTCCGCAGGGCTGGGCAGGCATTCGTAGCACCCCGGCAGCGTTCGAACGCCTTTACTCTGAAGCGAGTTGCCGAGGGTGGGGCGTTCGAAGCCTCCAGGCAGCAATCTCAGCAAGCTCCGCGTCGCCTATGTTCGCATGAGGCGTGGCGAACGACCGCTTCACATCCGAACCGGTCATGCGTGCGCTTTGACGCGAAGGTCCGCTCCCCGCCCGAGGTGGTCCCAACATTTACCGCACCCAGCTGCACGCTACAGCAGCCGGTTGGACGCCTCCCGGTTGCTGATGATCAGTTCACGCGCCTCTTTTGCCGCGCCTTGCGATACGGTGTATTTCAACCTGACCTCCTCAATATGGAAACCGTCGAAGGCCGCGCGGATATCGGGCACGTCGTTGATCGACAGGATGAACGCGCCGCTGATCTGCCGCAACACATCGGCCATGGCGGTGAACTGCGCACGGTCGAACATGCCCTTGCCATAGTCGGACTCGCCACCCCAATAAGGCGGATCGAGATAGAACAGCGTTTCCGGCGCATCATAGCGGGCGATGACATCCGCCCAGTCCAGGCTTTCGAAGACGACGCCGTCAAGGCGTTCATGCGCGGACATAAGCAGAGGTTCGATCCTGGACAGGCTGAACCGGGCACCGCGTTCCTTGGCAACCCCGAAGACGCCACCCAGCTTGCCGCCGAATGCCAAGCGTTGCAGATAGAGAAACCGCGCAGCGCGTTCCAGATCAGTCAGGGTGGCCGGGTCCGTGCTTCTTAGCCGCTCGAATTCCCGCCGCGACGTGATCTGGTATTTCATCACCTCCATCAGCTGCGGATAGTGACGCTGCAGGATGCGGAACAGGTTGGTGATTTCACCGTTCAGATCGTTTGCGACTTCCAGTTTCGGCTGCCAGGTCCGGCGCAGGAAAACGCCGCCCATGCCCACAAAGGGTTCGACATAGGCGCGATGCGGAATCGCTTCGATCCGGGCGATGATTTTATCGGACAACGCCTTCTTACCGCCCAGCCAAGGGGCGACCGGCACCGCAGGCGGCACCTTTCTCATTGTATCCATGGTTGTTTCCAGAATATGAAACACCCGCTCTCGCGAGAGTCGGGCGACATTATCTGGTGTCATGTCGGTGCAGCTTCTTTCGACGGATGGCTGCACGGTGGCGGTGTTGTAGCACCGTTGCCCCCGCCAGATGGCGGAAGAATTAATCTGAGATGTCGCCAACACGGCGGGCTACCGAGAAATACGCCACCCCAACAGCTGCCAAGCCAAACCCGGCCATCTGTAAATGGCCGGGGTCATTCCCAGCATTGCCCAGGATATCCAGACCCAAGGCGGCGCGCCGTCCTTCGCTTCGTTCACCACAACGGTCTGCACCTGTTCGGCCTTTACCCGTGTGTCACCGCTGGATTGTTCGATCGAGCGCGCCTGTGGCCGGACGATTTTCTGATCGGTGACGGCGGTCTGCCCGATCGCCTGCACGTTGGTCCGGCCCGCCTGCCCGTTCGCCGCGACGTTCGGGCCGCCGCCGGTCAGCAGCTTGACCGCGCTGGACGGGCTGCAGGCCGTGACCGACAGGACCAGCGCAAGCGCAAACCAGCGGATCACCTCACGCCTCGTTCACGCTGAGAACCGCGCCGGACGCGTCCAGCACCGGCAAGGGGCGCTGATAGGCGGCGGGCCATGTCGCGGGCCAGCGCCGCGCCAGAACGCGGCTGGCCGCCATCCAGCTATCGCGGATCATGTCGCCCTGGTTGCCGCCCCGGATCCGGTAGCGGCTGCCGTCCGCGCTGCGCCCGATGGCAAAGCCGACATGCCCGCCCTTGCCCCGGCTGAACACGAAGACCGCGCCGTAAACGTCCCGGCATGCGATCCCGAATCCGGTGAAGTTTCGCGCCCAATACGGGTTTGCTTCCAGCCGGTCGGGCCAAGCTTCATCCGGTAGCGCCTTTTTCAGAGCCGTGGCGGCGGCATCGCCGCACCATGGCAACTGTGCCGGATCGCCCAAAGTGGCCCCGTCAGAGCGCAGCCAGGCGCGCACGGCGGCATTGTCGCGGACCTCGTGCAGACCGATGAATTTTGAAATCTCGACCATCCACGGCGGTTCCGGCGCGGTGTCGGGGCCGAACCGGGTCGGCATCGCCTCGACCACGGCATCGCGCAACGCGGCCAGCGTGATCGGCCCGAGATAGGGTCGTTGACGGAACCCGATCCGGTGCTTGAACGCAACGATCGCGGCGTCGGTTTTCGGCCCCTTGATCCCGTCGATCGGGCCGGGATTGAAGCCAAGCGTTTTTAGCGCGCGCTGCAACCAGCGCACGTCGAATGTCTGTGACATGTCAGATCCTCAGTTGATGAAAAGCGGCAGGACCAGCAGCAGGATCAGCCCGATCGACAGGCCAATCCGCAAAACGCGCCACATATCCGATGCCGGATCGGTTTTTTCCCGGCGGATGTGATGGCGCATCAGTCTTCCGCCGTCGTGATGGTTTTGCCTTCGATCATCCGTTCGATGATGGTGACCGCTATCAGCCCGACGATGAATGCCGCCGCGCAGAGCGTCCCCAGGGCGGTTTCCATGCCTTCCGGCAGATCGCCGATCCATGGCCGGGCCAGCATCGGGCCAAGGACGCCGACGCCGAAGGCCGTGGCCCCGCCGATAAAGCTGACCCGCAGACCTTCGCGCCATGTGGTTCGGATCGTGGCCGATCGAACCATGCCGCCCAGGACGCCGAAAAAGGTCAGCAACGCCCCGCGTTGGTTGAAGATTTGAGCGAACAAGTTCGGGTCATCCATCGGCCCTACCCCCTCATAAAAAAACCGGCCCAAGGCCGGTGCATCTGGTGATTGATTGTCGCCGGTATCAGGCGCTGTAAGCCGCGTCGAAAGCCGCTGCGATGTCAAAACCCGACAGGTCGCCGGGCGTGGCATCCATCTGCACAGAGATGGCCTTTTCAGCAGCAAAGCACCGCTTTACATGATCGGCCACAGCTCCAGCGATTGACAGTATTTCTGCAGCCGATAGCTGTTGCCAGCCGCTTGCAAGCTTCCAATCTATCGGCTCAGAAATCAGACCCGCGCTGATCGACTGGACCGTGGACGCGATCTGCGCCTGGCTTTCGCGGGTGGTGACGATCCGCGCGCCGCCGGCGATGTCCAGTCCGCCGGTTTCGCGTTGCCAGCGCAGATCGGCCAGAGCGGAAAATTTAGCGGCGCGGGCTGCAGCGGCCTTGTCCTCTGCGGTGATTATTTTGGTCAGGTCTATGCTGCTCATACTGCGAAGTCCTCGATGCTGTGCGGCGGCAGAGTGATCGGGCCGTCGACGGTTACGGTGATCGGTGCCGGAAACTTTGTCTCTTCTGGCGCGCTGCTGTCATGCGGCAGACACAAGATGACGTGCAACTCACCGCCTTCCCGTGTGATATCGCCAGCGAACGGAAACGGGAGATTTAGCACTGCGGACCCGTCGCTGGCGATGACGTCATCTCCGTTGGCTTGCTCAACGCGAGGATATGTTGCGCCGTCAGGAAGCGCCGAGAAGTCGTAGGCCACGCCGTTCACGTTAAGAACGTCGCCGGATTTCTCCAAGATGAGCGGCGTCCCGTGGCGCACCGGTTTCAAGGTGATTTTCATGCGACCCTCCATCAGTACCAACGACCCTTTGCAGACCATCGAAAATAGTCCGTCTGCCGCGTGTCCGCGTCGTCGAAGATTGAAACAAGGAAAGAAGTCGTCGAATAGCCAGCAACCGACCCCACTCTAAGCGTACCAGCATAATCGCTGCTCTGAGCGAACCCGGTGTAATTGTTGTCCACGAAAGCAGCTGGCAGCGTCACGGTTACATTCGCAGAAGCGTTGCCTTGCAATGCTGAATTTTGATTCCAGCAGGTTTGCAAGCCGTCCGCCGAGCGTTGGTAATCGCCGTTCGCGTTTGATCCACGCTCGACCACCCTGTCAACGACCCAGATCGCGCCGTTGTAATAAGCCTCGGTGTCCACATCGGTTCGAATGTAACCAGATGGCAGCGCTGTAGACTCGTCAACCGTCTTGGCTGCAACCGCCCCGGTGCCGTCCACATCGATCGTCGTCGCTCCGGTGTTCGATGATGTTGCGCGGAAACGGATTTTGAAACCGGTCGGAATCGAGGCCAGGCTTGCACCAGTTGTCAGGGTGATTGCATTCGCAGAACCACCATATGAGGCCCTAAGCGCGGGCGATGCTGACAGGACTGTTGCAGATGCTCCCACCAACAGCACCCGCCCTGCGGTGTCGTCTGCGGGGCTGTCTTGCACACTAACGACGTCGCTGGCGTCAATGCCCGCGAGATCAGTCAGAAGCTGCCCAGACACCCAAGAGAACAACTGCTGCAGCCGCGTCGGAAGTGTATCAGGACTGTTAAAATCCGGCGGCACATAGGGATAGACAATTTCGACCGGCATTAGACGATTCCTTTCACGACGATTACCATTTCGGAGTCCGACCCCGTTTCAAGTGTGATGTAGGGATCGATCACATAGCCATAGATTGTGGTCCCGTATTTGGTATGGCCTTCGCTCACCGCGAAGACGACGGGACAGGCGAGATACCTTTCCAGTTCGCGCAAAACGCGCTCCCCTTCAGGAGCCGCGACAAGGACCGGATACTGAACCTCGCGCGCATAACCGCGTTTGGTGATTGTGAACGCGCCAAATTCATTCTGTTCTTTTTTGGAAAAGTCGGTCAGCGACACCCGCGCACCGCTGATCGGAATGCCGATATTGACTTGGGAAGCAAGAACGATTTGACCGACACCGGCGGTTCCAAATCCATCTCCGATGGTGATTTCGATCCTGTTGCCAACATAGCCCGGAATGCCTGTCAGCAGTTCTTTGGTCTGATAACCGCCGTTCCACCAGTAGACATGGGCGTAATCGATCATGGTGGAATAATCGACAAGCTCAACCGTGCGATCCCATACTTCGTTATCGCCTGGATCGAATACCTGCACCCGCACCTTGGACGCGGAAAGTTCCACGAAATAGATCGCCAGGACAAGCACATCCGGTTCGATCGAATAGGTGATTGTGCCTGCGTTTTCCGTGCCGCCCAGAACCGTGTTGTCGAAGGCTTTCCAGCGGTTGGTCGGTCCTATCCTGATCCAGTTCGTGCCGTCATCGGTTGTCGGATCATTGCCCGAATTCCCGCCGGACACGGATTGATAAACCGAATGGGTGGCAATAACGATAACCTGGTCGCTGGCTGCATAGATCGCTGCTGGATCATATACCGGGTAATCGTCCTCCGGCACGTTGGACGCCGTGAGCATCGCATCCGTTATGGTCAGTTCAGGGTACATATTGAGCATGGGAAATCACACCGTTTGATCCAGCAAGATGCCGTTATCCTTGAGGTACTTGAGCGCTTTCGCAGATGTTTCATTCGCGACGACAAGGCGACGCACACCATCCCGCAGATATTCGATTTCCCGCCGGGTCTTTTCCTGCTCCTGCAAGGTCCGGCGCTGAATATCCGGATCGCCGCCCAGCATCTGTTTGGTTTGGGAATGGGTGAAGATCCGTGACGGGCCGGTTGCTTCCAGTTCAGGACCGTGTTCACCAACGACGCGCAAGCCGCCCATATGGAAACCGCCGGTCGCAAAGCCCGGAATGTTGATCCCGACCGACGACCAATTGAAGGCGTGAGGTTTGAACTGACGCACCCCGGCGATGATTTCGTCGCGACCGTACCGCTCATAGTGGGGCAGCGACAGGCCATTGTAATATTGCGAGTATTTGGCCTGCGTTGTTGGTACGTATTGCGACTGGAAAACCCCAAACAAGTAGTCCTGAATATCAGCAGCACCGGTGACGATGCGGGTAATATCGTCGTTTGCCATGTACCCGGCGACCCGCGCCTGAATATCCGCCTCGCTGCCAGATGTGCTTAGACCGCCCGCCTGTGCCAGCGACCGCAGTTGTGCATCGCTGGTGATCAGCGATCCATCCGCCCCACGGCCAAGCTTGGCAGCGTAGGTGCTGAAAGCTTGCTGGCGTTGCGCTGTATTTGCAGCTGCTGCATTCTGCGCATTCCGGTCAGCGATATCGTTAAGAACAGCTTGGCGCAAACTGGACAGCGCCCCGGTCAGGGTGGACATGGGCGATGTGATCGCGCTTCTGGTCGCAGTCTCATACCACGTTGCGAAGCTGGCCGCCGGGTTGAACACAAAGCCACCGGAAAGCCGCAACGTGCCAGCGCTTGCACCAGAAACGGCTGTCAGCAAGGACCGCTGTTGCGTATTCATGCCTGACAGATCGACACGGCCACGCACCACGCGGTCTACCCTGTCACTGTTCATCCGCAGCAGCCGCAGGCCGTCGTTGGAATAGGCCCCAGACTGCATCCATGCGCCGCCAAGGATGTTCCTTCGCACCGATCCATTTGTGGCAGACTGCCGGATGAATAGCAGGTCGTCAGCGGTCCAGCCAACAGGGTTCACGATTGCCTGAATTTGGCGCATCGTTGTCAGGCTTGCGCGAAGCAGAAGATCGCGCTCAGCGGCGCTCACACTGCCAGCGAAGGCCATCGCTACCGTCACGCCGCGCACGGCGTGGGTGTTGGCGTTAAGCAGCAGACGCGACACGCTGCTGGACATGCCAGATGCCAGAATGCCGGTGATATTCACGATCATCCGGCCTTGTCGGCCCAGCAAGACAGACCGCGCCCAGTTCGGCATATCCTGAGACAGCGCCGCTTCGATGCTGGCGACATAGGTGCCGATATCGCTGAATACGATATGGCGCACATCGTCGGACACCGAAGGGTGCAGCGCTGCGCGCACGGCGACGTCATAGGCCCCGACGTTTTGCAAAGCCAGCTGCATGGCCTGCTGGTTGACGTTTGCCGCCAAGGTCACATTCACAACCCGGCCCAACTCTGAAGATCCGGCCAGCGCGATCCTTTTCAGATCGGCAGCGATATCCGAACCAGCCAGCAAGTTCACCGTTTTGGACAGGTCGCCAACCTGATTCAAGGCAAGACGCGCCACGTTCGGCGGCAGGTCCGCGCCCATTACGAAATCAATCGTCTTGATGTGCTCACTGGCCGCATTCACCGCCAACCAGCGCAGATCCGGCGTCAGCCCAGCAGCGTGAACCGCAAAATCGATGCTGGATTGAATACCGGTTGCAGCCGCGCCGATCAGGTCCGCGACATCCTTTGGAATGTCAGCCGTGGGCAACAGGTCAACAGTGACCTTCAGCCGTTCCCGCAGGTAGTCATAACTGAACAGTTCCGCCTGTTCGATCGCCCCTTGCAGGCTGCCCAGGCGCGCCTCGAACGAGGCGATATCATCCGGGTCAATCTGTTCGGCCCCCGCAAGGTAATCCCGAACGTCCTCCATGATCCCGATCTGCTCATTGTAGAGCGTGACCAGGACATCTTCGTTGGCCCCTTGCAGTGCGGAAATCCCGGACAGGAAATTTGCATCCGCCGAAAGACGCGCCTGTGCCTGCAGCACCTCGGAATAACTGCTGGCGCTGGCCCGAACGCTGGCCAGATAATCCTGCGCCAGACCGGGGATCGATCGGGCCGCGTCGATATCGCCCCCGCGCGCCGCCGCATAAGCCCGGTTATACTGACCTTCATTGTAGCGCAGCGCCTGGTCACGCCCCGAATTGGTGTCAGTGTTTGCAGAGATCAGATCGCCCAGAAGATCGCGGATCGTTTCGCTGGCCTTGTACCAGTTGCTTGCCGCCGTCGCCGCATCCCGTGCCATTGTGCTGGCGTCCGCGATCATGCCATCAACCAAACTGGACGTGTCACCCACCAGCCCGGAAATCATGGCCGTGAACCCGGCCACAGACGGCAGAACCTCATCCAGTGCCGACGCCATTCCGATCAGGGCTGCATAGACATCGCGCCCGCTTTCGGTCGCCAGATCCTGCGCCTCTACCAGCGATCGGTATGCGGCGCGGGTTTGCGGCATAGATAGGTTCAGGTCTTCAAACGCCGTGGTCACATGGCGCAAGGTGACCGCCTGTCGTTCCGCCGCGCTATAGAACGCCTCGTAATAGGTGGTCGCCGAAGCGTTCATAGCCTCCAGCCCGCCGAATGCATCCACCAGATCCGACGCCATCGCAGCACCGGCAACCCCGACCTGATCAAACGAATGCCCCATCGTGTCGGCAATAGTCTGCACCGCCACAAGATGGGTCGACAGCCGATCCAGCGCGGCACTGGCCGATTCACCGTCTCGGACCACGTCATAGGAAGCCAACGCAAGATCGGCCATGCCGTCCGCGATCTGCGTCAGTTGTTCCTGGAGTGCGGCGGCGATTTCGTCATCGCTCAGATCCTTGGTGCTGATCCTGATCTGCGCCGTGAAATCGGCAAACACATCCGACCCGATGCCAAGGATATCGGCCATCGACAATACATCGGACTGGATTGCCCCCACGGCGGTGCGGATCGGATCGGCAACGTCTTCACCCGCTGCGGCGTAATGGCTGCGGTTGCTGCGGATCAGACCGAACAGGCGGCTGGTTTGGGTATCGCGGAACGTTTCCACCAGCGCATCGAACCCGTCGACCGTGACGCGCAGCCCGCGATCCAGTTCCTTCGTCTTGCCGATGAACAGTGACAACCCGGCAACGACAAGCCCGATCGCCGGGATCGCCGCGCCGATTGCGCCCCATCCAGCCACCGAACCACTCATCAGACCGCCCAGGTTGGCGAAAGATGCGCCAAGACCGCCACCAGACAGGATCCCGCCAAGACCGGATGCAATGCCGCTAATAGCGCCACCGCCAAGCAGGCTGCTGCCGACATTGCCAAGCAAACCGTTGCCGAGGGAAGCCCCAGGCGAAGGGCTTGCCCCAGCAACACTCGCGCTGCCAGCAAATCCGCCGAAACCGAGACCAATCATGATCTGGTTCCGCGCCGCCATCGAAATCATCTGCGACAATCCCGACTTGAAACCGGAAACGACCGAATCCATGAACCCGTCAAAGTCGCGGAAGCCGCTGACTAAAAAATCGCCCCATGCATCAGCGACACCATCAATTCCGCTGATCAGCGCCTGGGCGCGGTTCTTTCCCCAATCCTCCGCAGTGTAAGCCGCCTTATCCATAGCGTCTGCGAACGCTTCCGCTGCTTCCTTGACGCCCTTCAGCGACTTGCTGGCTTTGCCTCCTGATTTCGGCACTTTCGAAAGCTCGTCATTCAGATCGGCCGCGGCGCTTTTTCCATCACCCAATTCGTCCGTCGTATCAGCAACAGCCGCAGACAATTTCCCTGCGGCTTCACGCGCCTGTGCAAAACCATCAACTGCCATACTGGCGGCTTCATTCCGCAGTCGAATAGCGCTTCCTTCAAGTGAAGATACCTCAGCATTCAATTCAACCATGCTATCAAAGGCACGCTCAGAAGCATTCTTAAGCCCCTGCTCCATATCGCCAAAAAATGGTATTCCCTCAAGACGCGACCCAAGCCCCCAAAGGAAAGTGCCCCATTGCTGAGACATCGCTTCAAGTACGCGAACAAAACCCGCCTGCGTGTCGGCCCATATGGCCCCCAAGGCTGGGACAATTGATTTCGCGCTAAGCTTAATGCCTTCCCAGACACCAGAGGCGACTTCACCAAGAAGCTTAAGAGCCGCGCCCCAGCCGCCTGTCGCAGTGACCAGTCGCGAGAACCAGGACACAAGCACACCCGCCCCAATGACAAGCGCACCGATACCCGTGGCAATCAGTGCCCCTTTCAACACGCCAAGGGCGCGGGACATGCCCTTGATCGCAATACTGGAAATCGCGGCCCGCCTGGATGTCGCACCAAGCGCCATTTCCAGCGCAACAGCCTGCCGCACCGCACCTGCCATGGCCGGGATCATTCCGGCAACGCCACGGATCACCGGGGCCGATGCAGACGCCATCAGCCCCAATCCAGCGATCACCGGCCCGGCGGCAATCGCCAGCGTCCCCATGATCCCGATCGCCATCTGGGTGGAACTGCTCAAGCCATTGAACCAGCCCGCGACCGATGCGACCGCATTTGCGATCGACTCCATCGCAGGCGCGACCGCGACGGTCAGCTGATTGGCCACCCCGCGCGCCGCCAGCCCCATGCGCGAAATAGCGTCATTTGTAACCTCGATCTGATCCGCGTCCGCTTCGGAAACAGCGACGCCAAAACGCTCGACATCTTCGGTTGCCAGCTGCAGCGTGGCCGTGTCGATCCGCGAAAAGACGACACCGGCCCGGCTGCCGAACAGATCCGACGCCACCGCCGCGCGCTGCGCTTCCGGGACATATTGCGCCATCGCCTTTTGGATCGACGCCAGGCGCTCATCCAGCGGCAACCCCTGAAGCTGGGACGCCTCCAACCGCAATGAGGCCAGCGCTTTGGCCGCAGGCCCGGTTCCCTGCGCTGCCTGTGACAAGCGTTTGGTCAGCGCGATGGTCGCCTGCTCGACCTCGCCAACGGAAACACCGGACAGATCCGCTGCGCGCCCCAAGACCTGCATGGACTTGACGGTCGTGCCAAGCGACTGCGCCATTTTCGCCTGAGAATCAACGACACTCAGGCTCGACTTCACGGCAGCCGCCCCGATGGCCACCATCGGGGCGGTGATGCCCAGAGACAGCTTGCGGCCCAAGCGTTGCATCCGCGCGCCTGTCTGCGCCATCCGCCGCTCCATCTTGCCCATCTTGGCAATCGAGCGGTCGACCCCCTTATCGAAGGCCGCAGAATCCAAAGACAGAACACCGCGCAGGGCGCCAATGATCGCGGACATTATCGTTTCCTTTGACTGTCAACGTGCATGCGGATCAGCGACGACCGCAACTGCTCTGTGGCCAGCCGGTCATTCACCGGCTCAGCCTGTTTCGGTGCGGACTTCTTGGTGAAATCCGGGATGTTTCCAGGATCGTGAAAGGCGTAACCGATCAGGTGGGCCATCTCTTGTTGCAAGACCCGCTGATCGTTTACCTCAGCTTCCTTCCGGCGCTGAACCGCATCGGTGATCAGCTTGTATTCCCGCAGGGTGACTGCCCAGAAATCAGCATAGGGCAGGCCGCAACCGACCCACCCCGTGATAAGGGACTCCCAGTCTATTTGCTGGGTTTCTTCCCCTTGCCGTTTCCCACCGGCTCTTCCAACGCGACGACATCATCGTCGGTCTTTTCCGCCGCCGGGAATGCCAGCCCGATCGCCTCACCAACAAACACGACAGCATCGACCGTGCCGCCGACCTCATCGATCGCGTCATAGGCGTCGTCTTCCGCGCCGCCTTTGCCATCGTTCATGGCAGCCGCGAAGATCCCGGCGACCAGATCGACGGAACCTTCCTTGTCCAGCTTTTGCAGAACCTGGTGGATCGGAATGCCATTTTCGCGCTCAAGACGCACCATGGCTTTGGTGGACAGACGCAGCGTGGTGACAACTGCGCCTGCGGCGGATTTTACATCAACGGAACTGATCATACTGCTGCAGTCCCCTGGGTCCAGGTCACAGCGCCGGTGACCTTCTGTTTGATATCCAACATAAGATCGTTGCCGACCTCGACATCGGGCAGCGAAGGACTGATCCACGCCTGCCAGGCAAATTGGTCGCCGGTCGACTGATCGATGTCGATCGGCAGCGTCACGCGGAAATAGGTCGGCGTAGCCAACGCCTTCTTTGCGGATGCAGCGGCGAACAGTTCCTTGGTGTAAAAACAGCCCAAGGTGATTTCGCCAGAGTCGATCAGACCACGGGACCATTCCTTGTGCATCCCGACACTATCAAGGCTGGTCTTGTCCTTGTAGTCGCGCTGTTCTTCGGGAAAGCTCACCTTTTGCGCGCCTGGAAGACTTGCCCAGGTGGTGCCATCATCGGACCATTCAACGACGGTATCGTCGGTGATGGTGAGTGTTTTCGTCGTCATAGTTTTACCTCTTTGATGAAACGCCGGACACCCGGCTGTCAGACGCGGTATTTCACCGCATAATCCTGCGACACGCGCGGGATTGCATCGCCGTCAGAACCGTCCTGACCGTCGCGAATAGCTTCAAGGCGGGCAAAGCGAACCATTGCCCCGTGATAGCCTGAGAGAAGTTCCCGGACCGCACGGCCCAAAAGCCCCGCCTCGAATGGAGTTGTTCCGTAGATATCGACCTGCACCCGGCCAACAATGAAGCCCGCAGCCCCATCGGTGGTGACAGGTTCGAAACCGGAAACCTTGTTCAGCACAATCCGGGGCAGGCCCGTGCCCTGCCCCAGCCAGCCCCATGCAACCGGATGGCCCAGACCATCCAGCAATGCTTTCATCTCTTCTTCCATTAGCGCCGCCCCGCCCTGGCATTTCGGGCCGCTGTCCGATCCAAGGTCTTCTGTATTTCGGTCCAGATTTCCCGCTTCAGACGCTCAAGCATTTCCGCCTTGTTTGCGTCCCAGGCCGGGCGCATGAACGGCTCCGGCATGACTGCCCCGACAAATTTCCCAGACTTGTGCTTGCGCGGCCCGGTGCCGAATTCGATCAGATGGGCATGCGGCGCGCCCCGCCCTTCATCATCGATCGGCCCGATATACATGGACACGATACTGCCGATGAAATCACCAGAAGCCGCCGCCCTTTGCCGTGGCGAAAGCTTGCTTGTCACGGATATTTGAAACATCGACGCATCGGCAGCTTCGGCTACCGGCTTAAGCACCTTTTTCAATGCCCTGCGCACAACCGCCTTGGCGGTGCCACGCTTCAACCCGGCCAGCGCCCGCTCCATGTCGCGGAAACCATCGACCTTAAAACCGATCGACATGCTCAGCTGCCCGTCGCATCTGAATGCGTGGCCGTGAACTCGATGCTCCGACGCCTGCCGATCTGCTTCACGCCGACGATCTTCCACGCCTTCCCAGCATCCATCACCTGGTCACGCGGCCCGATCAACGCAGCGACCGCGCTATACCGCACCCGAAACCACCCCATGCTTGTAGCCTCGGCCTGACCCGCGCGGAATTTCTCCGCATCGCTGGTCGGATTGAACTCAGCCCAGACCGTTTCAAGATCCTCATAGCCGTCTTTCTCGCCGCCCCAGGCATCTTTGATCGTGGTTTTTTGCTGCAACGTGATCCGCCGATCATAGGCCATCGGTCAGCCCGCCCCGAACACGCGCGGACGGCTGTAGCGCGCCTGCTTGACCAGGTTGCGCACCCCGAAACTCAGGCGCGGCGCTTCTGGCACGTCTTCGGCGGCGATCTGTGCTTCGTACCATTCCTTGGTCAGCAGCTTAATCGCGGCGCTGGCCGTTTTCCCGGCGGCATCACCTAATGTCGCCGAGACACGCAAAGTGTCCGCAGACAGCGAAGTATAGCCGCTCCACCCAACCGGCGTGACCAATTGCGGCTCACTATGCGCCTGGCGGATCCGCCACCCGGTCAGGTCGACGGATTGCCATTGACCGTCATCCCCCATCGCCTCGATCGAAAGCAACTGCCCGACAGGCGCACAAGGAAACCACCAGACACCCCAGACCGGGAAAAGCGGGATTTCGAACCGATAATCCCCAGCCAGTGGCCGATTGGTCGCGGTGATCACAACCTCTTGCGCCGCATCAAGCAATGCTTGGATCGCAGCATCGTCCGTTGAATCGTTGGGCGGCAAATGAACCGACTCCTTGAATTCCGCGACCTCGACCACTGACGACAACGGATTTGCACCGACATATTCCACCGCGACAACTCCACGCTATCGGCGACCGTGAAAGCCCACGGTCGCCATTGAAAATTCGCCGATCGGCGATTAGCTGGCAGCGCCCCCGCCTTCACCGGCACCACCTGCGGGCTTCGCCGCTGCGGCGGTACTCTTCCACGCGGCGTTTTTCGCCTTGAGCATCTTCGCGGCGGTCTCGTGTTCGAAACCCGCCTTGTCGCCCTTGTTCCAGCGCCCGTTTGTGCGGGTGCATTCCAGTTGCACTTTCTTGGCCATTGGTCTTGCCCTTCGATTTGAATACTTGCCGCCCCGGCACCGCGCCGGAACGGTCGTTGTCAGTTCATGCGATCAGGCTGCAAAGATCAGAGCGACCAGCCGGTAACGGTCGCGCCAGAAATCGCCTCATCATGCATCGGCGCAAGATCGTGTTCGCTGATGGCGCGCATCAACGTCAGGTCGTTCTGGAACGCCGACACCGTGTCACCCGACGTATTCACGAACGCGGCCTGGTCGCTGGTGGCGATAGTCAGGTTCAGCGAGTCGCCGATCATGATTTCCGAGAAATCGCAGAAGGTGATTTCCGTGTCCGACCCGGCCCCCAGGTTGTTGGGGATCTGCGAACTGGTGTGGATCTTGTAACCCTTCAGCGTCCCATCCTTGTCGATCGACGGATAAAGCGGGTAGCCGTTGGCATCGCGCAGCCCGGCGATGAAGTTCTTGGTACTGGCCCGCATCGCCCAGCCCGGTGCCATCATCGAAATATCGGCATCCTCGACCTTATCCACCAGCTTGTTGATCAGCGCCTCGACCACCGCTGCGGTCTTGGCCGCCTCGGTCAGCCAGTTCGCCGCAAGTGCCCAGTGGCGCAGCCCCTTGGGCGTTCCGCTGGTGCCGTCATTGCGCAGGAAGGCGATGTCCTCGCGCGCTGCCATCTGGCGCACCACATCATTGCGGGCCACCCGCGCCATCGCCACCGACGACATACGCAGCAGGTCGTTGGAAAGCGGAACCATCGCGGTCAGCTTCTTGAACGCCTGATCGACATTGTCGAAGGTCGGTTCCGATTCCGTGATTGCCGTCGCCTCAGTCCCGTAATTTGCCGTCGATCCGGTCGCCATGCGGGCGTGGCGCATCTTGCCTGCCGGGATGGGCGACGTCTCCGCACCGGCATTGCGCACCACCACCTTGGGGCGCAGCAGGTCGATCACCTGTTCGGCCAGCGGCTGCGGAATGGTCACGCCCCCCGCACCCGCCGTCGCGCCGGACAGCACCGCAGCAACACCGGAATGACCGGCTTCCACCAACTGCGCCGCAGCCGCTTCGCGGTCGCCTTTCTGATTTGCCAACGCACCGATGATGAACCCGACCTCGATCGCTTTGTCGGCGGGGTTTTTCGGTTGGGCCGGGACCGGCGCAGCGCCGCCGGTAAATCCGTTTCCGGCCTGTTCATCGCCGCCCTTGGCAGCAGATGCCTGCGCCGCCTCGACCGCCTCGGCGCGTTTCACGGCGGCATCCGCCTTGCCGAAATCCGCCTGCGCGGTTTCGAACGCGGTTTGCGCCGACGCCAACGCGTCCTGATCCGGCGCTTCGGCCCCTTCCAGGGTCTCGATAGTGTCAGCTGCCGACGCCATCGCCGCCGCCGCCGTCGCGCGCGACGCGCGCAAATCGTTGATGTCCTTCATCGCTCATTCCTCTTTGAAGGTGGTGGCCGCACCACGCGGGCCACGGGTTGAAGACCCACGCGGAACAAGCCGGTGGGGTCGGTTGCACTCGGGTTGGCCCCGCGTGATTTCAGGTGTTCGAAATAGCCTGCGCCATCGCGGCCCGCGCCTTGGCCGTCCGCGCCATCGCGCGCGATCCGCCCCCAGTCGGGGACGGCGCATAGATTGAGAAAACGCGCTCATAGAAGCCGCGCCGCGCCTCTTCGGCATCGGCCAGCCCGCGCCCGATCGCATCCGCTGCCCGGAACATCGCGCCGCCATCGGCTTCATCGCCCGTCACCGACAGCCGCGACGTCAGCGCGCCGCGATCGATGCCGCGCCCGCGCGCCACCGCGTCAAGAAACTGCGCCTCAGCTTCGTCCAGACCGCGCTGAATTTCCGTCAAGCCCGTGTCGGTCGTCGGGTCCGGGTTCTTCGCCCGCGCATGGCTGGACAGGTGAATGCCCCACTGTTCGCCCCAGACATCGGGCTGCACCGGCCAGGCGCTCATCCGCGTAGTGCCGATGCTGCCCGCCTCGGATCCCGGCGTCATGGTGATGTCGCTGCCCTGCGAGGCAAGGTAATAGGCCGCAGACGCCGCCATCGGGTTGACCAGAACATGGACCGGCTTGACGGCAGCCAGATCCGCGATCGACCGCGCCGCACCTTCCAGCCCCAGAACCAGCCCGCCGGGGCTGTTCATATCGATGACAATCGCCGCCACGTCATCATTGGCAGCGATTTCGGCGCAGGCCGCGTCGATCCCCTGGTAGGTCGCCCATCCAAGGTACTTTTCCAGAATGGCCGAATCCGGCGTCAGGATGCCCCGGATCGGCATGACGGCCACCCGCCGCGACACGCCATAGCGTTCGCCGCGCGGCACGTCTACCGGACCCGCCGATGCCTCGGCGGGCTGCTCTATTGATGCGCCCGGCACCGGCCAGGTCTGGCGCAACTGCGCCTGCGACCGCGACAAGTCCAGCGCTACGACCTGCCCGCCCAGACGGGCGGCGATGCTGTCCGCCACCTGCGGGACAGGATGCGTGTTTTCATGGGTCATTTGTCGGCCTCCTTGTTGCTGCCGTCGGTTCCGGCATCGCGGGTCATGTTCGACGGCGGATAGAGGATATCGCCGCCTTCGATGTCTTCCTTGCCTTCTTCGCGGCGCATTTCGTTGACCGTCTTCCAAGGACCGCCCACAGCCTTCGCATTGGCCTCGTACCGTTCCTTGGTGGTTGCCTCCATCAGCGCGTCGTAATCGTGAACCAGCTGCAACCCGCGTTCGCGCTCGGCACGGGTCAGCAACCCAACTTCCATGAAGTCCTGAACCATGTTGCCCCAATGGGTCAGGCAGTCCGTCTTGTAGTCGATCGCCTGCTGCTGGCCGTTGGCCTTCACCCCGAATTCCAGCATCTGCAGCTTCGACGGCGGAACCCGGTAGATCGCAGCAAGCTGTTCGCGGTCGAACTTGCGCGATGACAGAAGTTCCTGATCAGCCGCCGTGATATCCAGCGTGATGATGTCGTCATTCGCTCCAAGGACCGGCCACCCCTCTGCCGCCGGATCATTCATCATTGCCCGGATTCGCTTGATCCCGCGTGTCTTGGCCTCTTCGTCAGCGAAGTTGTCTTCCAGCTTCACCGCGCCGCGAACCTGCGTACCTGACGCCGTGCGCGCCGCCGCTTCCTGTCCCGCCAGCGCCAGCCCGACCGATTCCGCCGCGACCGAAAGCGGGCTGCGTCCGGTCCATCCGTCGCTTGCAAGATAGCGCAGATGCACCATCGACCGCGCAGGTGAACGGCGCAGGGTTCCCGCCCCATCCTCGAAATCGTAAAACCGCGCCCGGCCATCGCGCAGAATGTTGCAGCGGTCGTTGTGGACATATTCGATCAGCAGCGGTTGCCCGCCACCGTCGCGCGGCGCATAGGCATAGCCGTTACCGCGCAGGCCAAAGGAATAGACCGCATTGAACCGGGTCATGATCGACGGCACCCCGAAGGTGCTTTCGACGTTCAACAGGTAGTGCAGCGCATGTTCCTTGACCGGAACAAGACGCCCGGTTGTCTTGTTCCGCTCCATCACGTTCAGCGGCACCTTGGACAGATCGCCCGCGATGATGTTGCAGCAGGCAAAAACAGTCGCGTGGCGCTGCGCGATGTCTGGCGTCACGCGCGGCAGCGTCTTGACCCGGCTTTGACCAGCCCCCCAGCCATCGACAATCCAACCTTCCGGCGCGATGGTGCCGGAAGGTTCGACCGCTGCCATCACAGGCGGTTCCATCCGTTGCGTGGCGGGTGCCTGATCGCGTCCCAGAATGCGTCCCAACAGGCTCATATCGATTGCACCTCTCCCCGGCGTTTCTTGGTTTCGTTCGCGGTGGCCCGCCCCACCGCCATGATCATCGCCACCGCCGCATCGATGCGGCCCTGACTCTTCTTCTTGTTCGGCTTGATGTTCTCTGCCGCGTCTTCGTCGCGGTGAACATTGCCGACCTGCCAGGCCAGCACCGGGTTGCCCGCATGGCGGATAAGGTTTTCCGCAACCCTCTCTTCGACCCGCTTCATCGGGCCGGACATCGACGCGAACCCTTGGCGATGTTCGACCATCGGGAACCGCATTTCATCAAGCGTGTTCGCCAGATCCTTCATGCCCCAAGGGTCATAGGCGACCTCCTGAAGCGCGAAGTTCTCGCGGATCCATTTCAGCCGCTTGATGATCTCGTCTTCCTTGATCACCCCGCCATGATGAACTTCCAGCCAGCCTTGATCGCGCCAGCCGACATATTCCCGCTTTTCCGTCTGTGCCCGCTTCACGAAGCCATGATCCCCAGCAGGCAGATAGGTCCAGACCCAGACATAGATCAGGTTGTTGACAGGCACCGCCATTGCGATCGCAGTGGTGTCGACCTTGTTCGACAGATCCAGCGCAACCCATGCTTCCCGCCCGCTCAAATCCTCCGGGACAAACGGGGCCACGGCGACGCCACGGTCCCAGGCGTCCTGAGTGATCCAGGCTTCCGCCCCCTCTGTCCACAGGTTCAGGTGGAACCGTTTGAAGTTCGGCAGCTGCCCGGAAATGATCATCGCCTTCTGCGCGGCCTTCCTGACCTCGCTTTCCGGCTTCGATACGTTCAGGTTCGGGTTGCCCATCGCCCAGGCGACCGGGTCCAGCGGGTCTGCATCCGCAGACGGTTCCGCCACATAGGCAAAGAATGAATCATCCTCGACACCACCGCGCAGCACCGATTCCGAATAGTCGCGCAATTCGCCGCACAGCCCCTTGCGGTTCTGCCCCGCCGTGGTGATCACCCAGTCGATCGGCTGCGATCGCGCGATCATCGATTCAACGATCGTTTCGGCCAGTTCCCGATCGGTCCAGCGGTGCATCTCATCCCGCGCCAGGAAGGACGGGTTGATCCCGTCCGACGAATTGCCATCACGCGACAGGCAGGCAATCGACCCGTCGGTGCGTGGCGTGTCGATCGAATTGCGCCAGACCTCCATGAAATGCGGCAGGAAGGGCGACCGCTTGATGATCCGCTTCAACCCCTTGAACAGCAGCCCGGCCTGATCGCGCGTGGTCGCGGCGCAATAGGCTTCCGGCGCGGCTTCGCCGTCGAACAACTGAGAAAACAGCATCGGCACCGCCGTGTCGGTCGTCTTGCCGTTCTTCTTTCCCACCTGGTGGTAGGTGTCACGGAACCGGCGCAGCCCGGTTTCTGTTCGCTTCCATCCGAAGACAGATCCATGCCGGAACACCTGCCACGGCTGCAATTCCAGCGGTTGCCCCGCCAGCGGCCCCTGCGTGTGATGCAGCATCCGCGCGAAATTGCAGATCGTGGTCGCCGCCTCGCAATCAAAAAACAGCCCACGTTCATCGGCAGTTTCCAGATCCAGCAGGTGCCGTTCGCAAGCCATTCGCACCAGGTCACCGGCAACCGTGTCGCCCTCGACCACGCTGATTGCATATTGGCTGACCGGGTGGTCAATCGGATCCACTCGGCTGACCCTTCAACTGCTTCATAAGATCATCGAACAGATCGCCCTGCCCTGCATTCGCGATCCGGCTTTCATCGACCGGCGTCAGCCCGAACAGTGCCGAGTCTCGGCGCATCTGGTTCGCCGCTTCGTTCTGCGTCGTCCATGCCGCCGTTTTCTTTTGCTGGATGCCGTTGCGGGTCTTGGTCTGATACCAGACGCCATGCAGGGCGATTTCGTTAGTGGCCCGGATGAAATTTGCCGTCGCCTCGCAATAGCTTGCGAACTGGTGGCGGTAGTGCGGCAGCAGTCGATCCATCCTGGACAGCTCCGGTGCCAACTCGCCCCAGACATCCTTTCCCAGTTCGGTCATCCAGTCGAACGGTTCCGGCGCGGGCTTCGCTCCGTCGCCCTTCATCGGGATCACGTTGCCCTGCGGCGTCGGTTTCGCGCCTTTCATCTCGGCCTCCTTTCGTCCTCAACCCTCCTTTCCCCGAAGGCTGCAAAGTTTCACCCATGCCAAAAGTGGGCTTTTTTTCTCAATTCACCCCGCACGAAAAGAACGGTTCCGCAGCCGGTTTCCCTTATCGCGGCTAGATTTTTCGACCGCCCCCCAGTGCCAGCACTTCCCGTGCAGTCTTCCGGCTGTGGCATGGCTTGCACAGCGCCTGCCAGTTCGACCGATCGAAGAACTTCGCCCGATCGCCTCGGTGCGGTTTGACGTGGTCAACCTCGGTCGCCTCGACCACCAATCCAAGTTCACCGCAGTCGACGCAAAGAGGATTGCGGGCAAGGTACACGCGCCGTCCTGTTTTCCATTCCTTCGTCGCATAGAGCAACGCACCGGCCTGCGCTTCGCTGCTCAACTTGGCACGGGCGCGCCGCGCCGATAGCTTCGCCTTGCGCTCGTCTTCGTGGTACGGGCAATGCGCACCGCCAGCGACCGCAATGTCATCGCAGCCGGGGCGGCAACACACCTTGCGGATCGCCATGTTTCAAATTGTCCGGTAAATCGGTGATACGAAAAACGCCCGGTCGGGATCATCCCGCCGGGCGCAGTTCGGTTCGCAGGCAATATGTCAACAGAAGCTAGATTGTGTCAAGCCGCTTTCTTCCAAGGCGTCATTGGCGGCATCCTGTCGATCAGATGAAACTTGTCAAAGTTATACCCATTCAACGCGGATGACAGCTCAAGCAGCGCACCCCACCAATCGAGGTAATCACGGCGCGCAGCAGCTATCTGACAATGACTTGGAACCCAACAACATGGCACCCAAAGATCCTCGCGGCGGCGCTGTCGACCACGCTGGACATACTCGACCACACGACAGACTTCGGTCTTACCATGCTGGCCGAGGTGATTGCGCTTCGACCAGGCGCGCGGCTGCAATCTTTGCTGGCCCAAATCCCATTCTGGCACGCGACCGGCGCGGGACAGTTCGGCAACTCTGATCGCCATCGACCATGACGCACAGTTCACAAGCATATCCGCCACCGCTTCGGCGTCCGGATGTGGATCGGATTTGCCACCGCCATCAATACGGCAGCCAAGCTGCTCATGCCGCATGATCGCGGCAGTCGATGACGCATAGCCATAGCCGCCAAGCTCCGAATGATCCATCGTGACGGATAGATCTGCCTTTTCGACGGCGAAGGCCCATTCAAGCAGCGCCTTGATCCCGACCATTTCCTTTCCGTCAGTGGCCAAAGGTCCGCCCATGCGCCCGAATGCGGCGCAGGCCTCAAATCGGTCATCCGCCTTCTGGAATGATCTTTCCATTATCATGCCGCTTGCCCTTCCTGCTTGCTGGCCTGACCAGCGTTCAACGTGTCGATGCAGCGCTGCCGCGCCATGTAATACCCATCCATCCAGGCCAGATCGCTGGGCGTGGCCCGCCCGGCCTCGCGCGCCACCTTGATCCGGGCGCGGCGTTCGCGGTTCGCCTCGGCCTCGGATCGGATTTCATCCATCGAAAATGCGTTCGGCGGCGCACCGACACGCTTGAGATAAAAGAAAAGCTCGACCAGATACCCGCCGTCCCGCGCCGCCCGGCCCGCACCCGACTGGATATAGGACCGCACAAGGCGGCTCATGCTGATCGGCGGATCCTGCAGACGCCGCGCCCAGTTCTCGATCAGCATTTCCTTGGGCCAACGATCGCGCGCCTTGCCGGTCGCATGGCGCTGCACAGTTTCGCGCAGCGCTTCGAGATTGACCGCGCTCATATAGGCCAGCTTGTTCTGCAGCCGGTCGAGCATTTCTGTCTCGCGCTCTACGGTCCAGCCGCCCCGGCGCTCCATGCCCCATTCCTTCAGCGGTGCGATCAGGTTCAGCCTGACCCGGTCCCTGCCCTCTTTCAGTTCCTGACCTTCCATTGCCCTTGCCCTTTCTCTGCAATTTCGGCCTGTCCGCTAATTCCACAGTTTGATCGTCGCGCACCCATAGGAAGGTTTCTTGTTATGTTTTGTATGGTGTTGTCCTATAGGGCAATTTCAGTAATCTTGCTGAAACCGACTGAAATATTTCAGCAACCTTTCAGTTCATTTCAGTTTGATTTCACCCGCCGTTGCAGCCATTTCAGCCCCCGCGCCGGTTCGGGAAATGGGCGACCTCGCCAGTGTATCCCAGCACTTCGGTCATCGCCGCGCGCAGGTTGTCGGGCGTGACGTAAAGGTCGGAATGTTCGAAATGCTCGGCCAGCATCCCGACGGCCCGGTCATCCTTGATGATGTGGTCCTGGATGTTCAGGTCGGCCATCTTCTTGCGGATCCGCGACTTGCGAACCGCCAAGCGCGCCGCTTCGCGGGCACCGTCGCGGCCCCGCTTGCGCTTGTGCATTTCCTCGACAATGCCCTGCATGAAGCCGGGATGGCCCAACCGGGTGATGACATCGCCCGATCGGTCATCTTCGACCAGAACCGGAACCCAGCCATGCATGACGCCCGCCTTGACCGCCTGCCAATCCTCGACCGTGGCAAAGCGCGCCAGACTGGCGAGTTCGACATCGCAATCGGGCAAGGTGCCTGCCGGATCCTGTCGCATCGATTCCGACCACAGGATGACGGCGGTGCCGATATCGCCGCGCCGTTTTTCCATCACCGCCGCCGCCAGAAACCGCGACGACAGGAAACGGTGGGTGTAGAATGGAAACCAATCATGGTTCGACAGCGTGTCGCCGCGCCGGAGCGGCCACATGTCTGGTTGCGGTTGATAGTCCATCACTCGCCCGCCTTCTTCTGCCCATGCCTGCCGGTCCGCGCCGTGAAACCCAGCCCTGACGGGGTATGCCGCCCGGAACGGATGAAACCTTCGCCGCGCCAGTCATCGATCGCGGGTTCCGGTTCCGGTTCGGGCAGATCCCGCATGACCGGCTGACGGCCCAGAAGATCGATTGCTGTTGTCATCGCAGTTCCTCCGCTAAATGCATCCTGCGCCGCCGGTCGCGCAGCCATTGCGCCGCCAGCGCGCTATAGTAGTTCCGGCCCGCCCGGCTCAGATCGGCCAGCGCGGTGCCCTTGGGCGCATAGCGGCCCATCTGCCAAGCCAGCAGCGCTGGCGCGGCGCGCAGGCCAACCGCGCGGAATTCCTGATCGTCAGACTTGCGGCAGGCGGCGCTGCAATAAAGCTGATGGGGCCGCACCGGAACGAAGCGCGCCGAACAGAATGGGTTCCGGCAAATGCCGGTTTCCCCCATCGGGCAGGCCGATAGCTGCGGTTCGGCGGCGACGTGAAACGGTTCCAAGTCAAGCCGCAACAGCGCCTCTTGCGGTACGTTTCGCACTGGCAGTGCGTTTGCGAGACGGGGTTGCGCCGCATGGGTCATGCCGAAAGCCCCTCTTGCGCCGTTTCTGGGGCGATTTCTGCAATGCCGTTTTCAGGATAATCGTCGGGCCAATCCGCCGGGATGCGGTATGCAAACCCGCCGCTCACCTTGCGCCCCCGAACGTGGTCAGCAACCGTACCAAGCGCGGTGATGGAACCGCCCGGATCACGGCAAAATCCATCGAAACCAACTCAGGCTCCACATCAAAGAACCCGCCCGGATCATCGGCCATCGCCTGCACTTCGGAAAGAAGATATGCGCGATCGCTGCCTTCGCGCTGCGCCAGTTCGGCGATCTGCCCGATCAGTGCCACCAACGCCGATGCATCGATTTTAAGCTCCGCGCGCACCATCATCCCGCCGCCTCCGCCGCGTTGATGATATCCGTCAGCGCCTGGCGCGCCGCCCGCATTTCCGCGATGACCTCGACACGCTCTTTTTCCGTCAGGCGCTCAGGGTCATCGCTTAGATGCGAAAACGCCCGGATCAGCGCCGCATGCGCCTGCCCGCTGGCAACAGTGCTTTGCGCGGCAAGTTCCTTCAGGCAGCCCTGCCGAACGCCTTCGCGGCCCGTACGTTCGAACATGCGATTGGTCAGCGGAAAAGCCCCGACGAAATCCTCGACCGCGATGGCCGCATCGACCGTCACTCCAATCTGGCCGGAACACATCTTGCTGACCGTGCCCTTGCAGCCCGTGCCATAGCGGGCTTCAAGAACCGACGCGACAGCCTCGACACCGCCTGCGCGGCGGACAAGGCCATCGAAAATACCGCGTGTCACCGGATCAGCCATGGGAAACCTCGTTTCCTTGGCATACGGGAATGATGGCGCTATCCAAGATGTCATGGACGGAATGAACAATGCGCATGCACATCCATTTCACCCTTGATATGCAGCCCTGCCATCGTGCAGCCTGTGGGCGAATTTCTGCAGAACGCACGAGTAAAAAATGAAATCCTTTTTCGAACGCCTGTTTGGGCGCAGACCGAACCAGATACGGACGCCTACCGAAGATGCACCTCTCCCTAGGACACCACAGCCAGCGCCGCGAGGCGCACCTGCCGTCAATCGCCACGGACTGTTCACCCAGTTTGCAGATGGTGAACACAGGTTTATCGCCATCGACGTGGAAACGGCCATGAGGTGGAACGGCAGTATCTGCCAGGTCGGTTTCGCAAGCGTCGACAGAAGCGGATGCATCCGCACCGTCGGAACCCTGATCGATCCCGAATGCGGTTTCGACCCGTTCAATATCAAAATACACGGCATTACGGAGGAGCGAGTTCGCGGTGCCCCTACTTTCCGAAACGCTTTCATGGACATGAAACCAATGCTGGCCAACAACCGCCTGTTCCAGCACAGCACGTTCGATCAAAAAGCCATCGCTGCCGCTTGCGACGGCGACGGAATTCCCCAGCCAGACCTCGATTGGAACGACAGTATCCGCGTGGCGCGCCGGGCTTGGCCTGAATTCCGGCAGGATGGTGGATACGGCCTCGCCAATCTTCGTGAAAAGCTTAACCTTAACTTCCGGCACCATGACGCGATCGAAGACGCCCGCGCTGCCGCCACGGTCGTCCTCATGGCAGAACAGAAAACTGGGTTGTCCTTCGATGACCTGTTGAAACCGGCTCGGAAGTCCTATCCCAAGAATCCCACCGCGCCTGCCAATCCTGAAGGAAAACATTTCGGCGCGGTTATCGTCTTCACTGGATCGCTGACCATGCCACGCGAAAAAGCAGTCAAGGTAGCATCCGGTCTCGGCTTCGAGGTCAAGGCTTCCGTCACCCGCAAGACCACGCATCTTGTTGTCGGCGATCAGGACCTCGCGCTGTTGGCCGGTCACGAAAAAAGCAGCAAGCATAGAAAAGCAGAGGATCTCATCACCGCCGGGCAGAACATCTCTATCATGGGGGAAACGGAATTCAGGAATATGATCGACAGGTGAAGTCATGCCGCATCCTCGCGTCGCTTCCACGCGAACAATTCGCGCGGCACCGACCACCCATCCTCGGTCGCGATACGATCCATCGTATCGAACCAATGCCCCGGGAACCTTCCGGCGGACAAACAGTTTGAAACCTGCGAAGTAGAGACGCCTAAAGCGTCAATCACCCTACGCCGCCCAAGTTTCGATATCAGTTCTTTTTGGGTCATGACTCGAAAATGTTCAGTTAGTCTGAACATGTCAAGGTTCTAAAGAAACTTTTTTCAGACCGACTGAACTTCGGTAAGCCACGACTTACATCGATTGGAGAATGACATGAGTGCTGAAAATTCTGAACGCCCATACACGGAGATTGGCCATCGCCTGCGGGCGGCTAGAAAAGCTTTAGGATATAACCAAACAGATTTCGCCAAGCGCGCTGGCTTCACCAAAGGACAAGTTTCCAACTGGGAGGGCGGCGCTCATAGGCCTTCCTTGGATGCCTGCATCGCGATGCGCGAAACATACGGACTATCTATCGATTTCATCATTTTCGGCAACATGGATGCATTGCCGCACAAGATCGCCAAGCTGCTCGAATCCAGTCCGTCCGTCAATCTTTCCAAGTAGTCTATCGTCAACGATGTCTCCTCGGAAAGTGTAATAAGAAAATCAAAACGTGTAGCCATTTAACAGGGTTCCATCATTGATAGTTAATTGCCGGGCAAATGGCCGCACGGCGACACTATTCGCAACCAGCATGTTCAGTCAAGCTGAACAAATATCCTTGACAGTTCAGTTGTTCTGAACTTATTCCTTCTCCATCACAGCAGTTGATGGAGGCTTTAAGATGTCATTGGACCCGCGACCGCAGGCGATCCCCCCGTCCCACGATCCAGACGTCGACCTATTCGACGCCGTCCTAAAGCTGGCCATCTTTTGCCTAATCACACTGACCGTCGTGCATTCGGCGCACCTGCTGTGGATCGCGCATGTCCTGCGCAATGTGGGGGCCGGATGATGACCTTTCACGCCCAATTCGACCGCCTGCGCGTTTTCCTTGCCCATCTCGAACTGATCGACATGGACGCGCAAAAAGATGCTTTCATGAATGAAGGTATGGAAACCGGCGATGCAGACCTGATCCTGCGGGCCGATACCAAATCCAGCCACCTAATCGAAATCAGACTGCACGGCGCGACGGCCTTCGGCGCGACCGAGGACGAAGCAATCCGCAACTGGAAGAAGGTGGCGCGGCAGCTCCTGCCCGGTATCGAAGATGACGGGTTCGTCACCGGGCATCCGCCGATCGGCAGGCTACCCCATCGGGTGCTGGCATGACCCGGCAACCTGTTTCCCCTATCGGCATCCGTCTGATTGCCGGTCACCTGGCCGGGGGCGTTCTGTTCGCCGCCTCCGGCCTTTTTTCCCATTTCCGCCGGGCGCGCGCAGACACCACCACTCACGATGACACCCCGCGCGCGCCCGCACTGGTGGAGGACACCGCCGCCAGCTTCCATTGCCCGGAATGGCCCGGCTGTGGATGCCCCGGCGGCACCATGCACCCGGACTGCCCCGGACTGAAAATCCTGACAGGTGAGGCATGAGACGGCCCGAAGACATCAATGTCCTGATCGGCTGCGAAACGTCCGGCGCGATGCGCGAAGCTTTCCTTGCGCGCGGGTTCAACACATTTTCCTGCGATATCCTGCCCGCCGACACACCGACCAACCGCCACATACAAGACGACGTCCGCACAGTGATGCGTGATCCCATGTGGCACCTGTTCTGCGTGATGCACCCGCCCTGCACCCGGCTATGCCGTGCCGGGCAGCGCTGGCTTTATGGACCGGACAAGTCGCACCCGAAGAAACTGCCCAAGGGGCGGACATGGCAAGACATGATCGCGGAATTTGAAGCGGGTTGCGATTTGTTCGAAGCTTGCCTTCACGCGCCGATCCCGCTGCGGGTGGTGGAAAACCCGGTGATGCATAAATGGGCCAAAGAACGGATCCGCGACCTGCCAGAACCGCAGATCGTGCAGCCGTGGTGGTTTGGAGACCCGGCCTTCAAGGCCACCGGATTCTACCTGAAAGGCGGACTGCCGAAACTGGTCCCGACCAACAAACTGACCCCGCCCGAACGCGGCACCGAGGCTTACAAGGACTGGTCAGCCATCCACCGCGCCCCGCCCGGCCCTGATCGCTGGAAGATCCGCAGCAAGACATTCCCAGGCATTGCCGACGCAGCCGCGCTGACATGGGGTGACCACGCCCTGAAGGTGGCGGCATGAACGCTCCGATCCGCCAGCGCTTCGATGACATGCAGCCCGCCCAGCAGGCGGGAATACTGTGCAACGATCCGCGCTTCCAACGTTTCGCCGCCACTCGATGCGGCGCGCCGGGAGAACAGTTCAATGCCAGCGCCGCCGCCGAATACCTGCGCCAGTGCTGCGGCATCGACAGCCGCCGCCAGCTGGGCACCGACCAAGCGGCGCAACAGAAATTCCAGACCCTGCGCACCGAATTCGACGCATGGACCGGCAAGATAGCAAGCCAGAGGTGACGCAATGGCCAAACCCAACCCGATCGACCAAGGCGTCGAAGACATTCACGCCAAGATGGAAGCAAAGGCAAGAAAGGGCAGACCACCGATGAAAGACGACGACGATTTCCGCAAGCACAACCAGACGTCCTATCGCGTGACGGCGGATGAGCTGCGCCAGTTCATCGAACGGTTCGAACGGCTGGATCAGGAAAAGAAAGACATCGCCGACCAACAGAAAGAGGTGATGGCCGAAGCCAAGGGGCGCGGCTACGACACCAAGATCATGCGCAAGATCATCGCCCTACGCAAGCGCGACAAGGACGACATCGCCGAGGAAGAAGCGGTGCTGGAGATGTACAAAGAGGCGTTGGGGATGGCGTGATGGCAAAGAATAACAACACCAATCCAGCGCGCGAAAATCTCTCCAAAATGACGACAAAAGGTTCCTGACATGCCAAAGTGCCGGGCCAGCAAAGCGGAAATCACCCGTGCGGTTGAGGCAACGCAGAAATGCGGCCTGTCGGTGTCCGGCGTCGAGATCGAACCAGACGGCACGATCAGGGTACTGACAATCATTGTGGACAAGCCGCAAAAACAGGCCGATGCTAGGATCCCGAAACAATGGTGATAGGCAGGGACAGCATGAAGGTGAGTTATCCCGGCCTGCTGGAGGAAAGATTGCCATCCGGCAACCTGCGCTACAGGGTGCGACAGGACGGCAATCCAAAGCGCCGGATCGCGCTGACCGTCGGACCTGATCATCCTGATTTCATAGAGCAATACCTTACAGCTCGCGCCGGGAAACAGCCACAGAAGGCAAATCCGCGCATATCGAACGCGATACCGCAGTCGATCGAATGGCTGGTCCTGAAATACCTGGACGCGATGAACAAGATGGTCGATTCCGGCCTGATGTCCCCGGACACTCAGAAGCAGCGCAAGTCGATGCTGAACCGGTTTTCATCAGAATACGGCGAATACGCGCTGCAAATGCCGAGCGAAAAGCTCGTCGAATTTAGGGACACAATGTCGGGAACACCAGGCGCAGCCGATAACATGGTGAAGACGATCCGCGCGATGTATGTCTGGGCGATCGAGCGCGGCATCTGTTCGGTCAACCCGGCCACTGGCATCGGCAAAATCAACAAGGGCAAGGGCGGCGCCAAGCCCTGGACCATCGAGGACCTCAAAAACTACAAGGCAGTCCACCCTCCCGGCACCGCTGCGCATCTCTGCCTGACCCTGTTCATGTTCACAGCCTGCCGTATCAGCGATGCGGTCCGCCTTGGACGTGGCAACGAGGAACTGATCGATGGCATCCTCGCCCTGCGCTGGCAGCCCACGAAGAAGGGATCAGCGGAGGTCGTGATACCTATCATGCCACCACTCTACAAAGCCACGCGCGCGCCCAAGGTCCAGGGCGAAAAATACCTGCTGACCGAATACGGACGCCCATTCAAATCGCCAGAGGGACTGCGCAACAGGTTCCGAAAGTGGTGCGACGACGCTGGCCTTGAAGGGCTGTCCAGTCACGGAATCCGCAAGGCGACCGGCCACCTTCTGGCACATGAAGGCTGCACCCAATACCAGATCATGACCATCCACGGGCATACCCAGGCGAAGACGTCCGAGGTCTATACGCAAGGCGTGGAGAGGTGGAGACTCGCCGCCGACGCCATGCGTAAATTGGAGGGAATGGAGTGGTAA